GCACCTCCTTTCAAGCGTTTGGGTTTTTCGCACGATCCGGCGGATGCCCCTTTACCCGGAGCGCGTTACGCGTCCGTTCCTGACGCCACGTCCCTTTTCGAGACTTCGGAGACTGGTAACACCAACAGAGCAATAGATATGTCAGCGGTGACCGCAATTCTGCGCTCTGCCGTGTCGCCTGTTTTCGAGAGGGACTCTCTCTACGGGAACACATATATCGAGTTCGTGCCAGCAGAAGGGCTGGTAAGTCTTGCAAGTGGCCATGGCCATCATTCACGAGAGAACGCCTTCGTCTCACGAGCCAATACGACGAACCAGCTGTTGGCTGATATCCGAGCATCTATGTACACACAAAGCGAGCGTATTGGAGACGATAATGTCCGTACACTCATCTGTCCGAGGTTCAGCTCTCGTCAGCTATCTGAAAGGCTCACAAGTCTGGGAATTGCTATGCGTCCCTCAATGTCTAAAGATGGGGCGTTCTCCGGCCTCCTTTGGCCTCATTACGAATTGGTGGAATCGTTGTCATCCAGGCCAAAAGTGCACTCAGCCGGCCGCTATCTCGAGAGCGATTTGCGGAGCGTCTTCCGTACGCATATGCTACAGGCCGAAGTAGGGTCCAGCACTTGGGATGCTGAGCTGGGGGTTTTCGAGCTTGCTGATTTCCAGTCGCCCTGGCCTATACGCGTGGCGGCTCAGCTCGGACTATACAAGTTGCGGGCCGGCGACTCTATGGTCGACTGTTCGAGGGCCAAGCACCTCGAGGAACTTGCGGTAGCAGTTTACCCTATTTTCGCACTTGCAGTAGAGGAGACTATTCAGGGCACAGTAGGTAGCGTCGAGACACTTACTGGCGTGACAACCCTCTGCGGGAGCCGTCCTCGCATGACGCTAGAGACGGCTCTAACGATGGGGATCTGTACCTCACCCGCGTCTGCACCGTGCCCAACGATCTTGTTCGTCTGGCGAGTGCAAGAGACAGCTCTTGTCAAGCCGTCTCCAGGACTGCTTACGCCTATGGGGCGAGCAGTTCCCACAACACATACCACGCTGGTCAGAGTGCATCGATCAGGACTGTGGAACTATGTCCAACCATACATCAAAGGCATTCGTGGCTCAATACTCCACGACCCAATTTCTAAGCCTAAACACACAGGGAACAACCCTCACACTACAGTCGAGCTCACTAAGGCTGCGACTCTCCTGCGCCTCGCAAACGAAAAAGGCGACAGGCTAGCGTCTACCTCCACAGAATCTTTAGGTGACGTAGAGTATGTCGAATGGACAGTAGGGACTACACAGGCTTTCGCCTCAATGTGCCCACAAGAACAAAACAAGACGCCCTTTCGCGTCCCCCTGCCGCTGATCACAGCTCTCACTGACCACATTTGGTCGTCGAGACGATTAGACGAATATTCGGCAGGAAGAGACAAAGTCTACGGACGTTGTTTCCTCGAAGCAAGGCCATCTGGCTACTCACGTCCGCGTAAGCGGTGCGGCGGGTGGTAGTGGTGTTGCTGTGGGGTAGGTGTAAGCTCGAGGAGCCGCGGAGATAAGAAGATAACTATATGGGAGTCCGGAAACGGAACAAGTAGACAGTTGCCTTCTAGTCTTTTGGCGGTGCCGAGCGCGGGGAACGAAGAACAACCGCGAAACAAGAGGTTCTTAAAGACAAGAGGCTATGCTATGCAGAAATGTGAGCCCGGCCTCTGCCGAGGTGGTAGATCGTGTAGGTTTAACCCCGAGGCAGCCAGTCCCAAGGATGTGAACTCACGTTTGCAAACTTGGGACTGCGCATCTAAACCGCTGACTGCTTGGTTCAGTGCGGTAGAGGTGCGCGTCTGTAAGTGCAAGTCACCCCGCATCAGGGAGCTGACCTTTACAGACTTAGATGTAACGCTATGGAGGGATAGGAAAAATCCTACACAGAAGGCGAGGCTAGGAGCAAAAATGAACAAGCAGTTTGGTAACAAGTGGGCCAAAATATTGAAGAAGTTCTCGGGTTTTTTACCTGAAAATATGTATGGTGACATTCTTTCAATATTACGACCACATACTGACTGCTGTGAGACCTGTTGGATAAGCGCACTGAAACGAATTTCAGCCCGCGCGATTAAAAAGAACATCCTGAGTGGTCATGGTACATGGAGCTATTTGGCAGACCTGAAAGTCCTGGGAGGATACGACTGTGAGCCTAACAGAGCGGATATTTATGAGGAAATGATTGACGAAATTTCAGATGCAGATGGACGCAAGTTGAAATGGACAAAACGAATGGAAGAGAAAGTTGATGCAGCGGTAGCAAACATAGGCTTCAGGACGGCGCCGGACCAGGTGACGTTTTCGCAGTTTATGGAGTTCAGAGACGCCTGGACAGGATCGGGAGCCAGTACGGAAGGCACGCCAGCACTTGTGGTGTTGAAGAACAAAGACACGCCTCTGCCTATGAAAGAAGTATATTCAGAAGTGGAGGTGAGCGACAAAAAGATGTGGAGAAGGAGGAAGTTAAGAGGCAAGTTTGCCAGCAACCTAGGGCGGACAACGGAGGAGTTAGTCGAGTCAGCACTCGAGAAAGCTCCTATGTTGCTCTATCCATTCCTTAAATCCGATGAGCCTGCACGAAGCAGGGGTATCATCTCTACAGACTCTCGCTCTTTTCGGCGGTGTTCGTATGTGACAAAAGTAATGATAGGAGACTACAACGGTAACAGTTTGTGGACATCATTGGGACTGTCACCATCACGTAGGCTAGAATCTAGAGAGAACATGGCTTACTGGAACAAGGACCCTGACATTTGGGCTGTATCTCTGGATCAGAGTAAGTTTGATATGTCTCAAAGGAAAGAAGCCGTTCGCTACGCTATAGCGGCAGTCTTTAAAGGAGCAATTGCTGCTGCAAGGCCAGATCTGGTTGAGCAGCTCGAGGAAATACGGGATGTAGAGCTTTATGCTTTTGACAATGCTGTAGCAACCTTCAACAAGGGGAAAGAAGATCAGAAATCAGTGCCGTGGAAACGCGGTGTTCCTAGCGGACATGCTTGGACCGGTCTGGTTGATACATTGTTGAACAGAGCGGAAGC